TGGTGATATGAATGTAGCTAGAAATATTCACTTAGATGGTACTCATGTTAAAATGTTAGGTATTAATATGAAGTACTGCGCTTACCGACCGCTAGTTGGTAACGGTGTTAACAGAGATACATCGGTGTATGTTGGCGTTCAAACTCTTGAAAACTCTGGTATTGACAGAAGAGTGGACTTAATCTTAACCGAAGCTGGCATGGAATGGTGTTGTCCTGAAACCCATGCTGTCTGGAAATAAGGGGGTTATAAATGGCTAATCCAATGTATGGACAGAATAAAGGCGATAATGATTTTGATATCTATGGAAGAGGAAAGGTAGAAGTGATTACTCACTCTGCTGGCAATACAACTCTAACCGCAGAACAATCAGGAGCTATTGTCTTTGTAAATGATGCAGACGGAACTATAACTCTTCCTAGCGCTGAAGCAGGATTAACTTATAAAATATTGGTAGGAATTGATTCTACTGGTGTTAAAATAAGTGCTGCTTCTGGCGATTGTTTTTTTGGTCAGATACACGCTATATCTACAACAGATAATAAGTGTGCTACTCAAGATGTCGATTATGCTACTGCAATAGGTACTGTAGCAAATTATGATGTGATTGATACTGACCATGATGGAACAACTTTAGGCGGAGGCTCTGGTAACGTTATAGAGTTAACTGCGATAGATGGTACTGCATGGCTTGTTGAAACTGTATTATCAGTTGTCGGGAATCCAAGTAGTTTGGCAGTTATCAACGCTTCTTAAGGGGGTAGATAATGGCAAATGCAAAACTAGGTAGTAGAGCATCGTACGGAAATACATTTGTGCAAAAATTAGACACAAGTGCCGAACTTACACCTGGAGATTCTGGAAAGATATTCATGTGTGAGCAGAACGCTTCTGCTGCTGTTACTATTAACTTGCCAAAGTTGTCTCATTCGGCTGGATGGAATGCGAGATTTATACTCTCATCTGCTTCTAGTAATGTTTTTAACATCGTAGCTTGGGGCTTACCAGCCGCAGGGGGTACAGGTGATAGTGGCGTTACTAATGATGGTGAAAGTGTAAATTACCATGAAGTATCTGGAGGTTCGGATGCCAGCGTTATTCAGTATAATCTTGATGGCGCAGTTTTCGAAACTTCTGCTGTTATAGGTGATAGTATTTATATCATCTGTGATGGAACGACGTGGTGGTTCGATGTAAGAAGCATCGATGCTGCCCATGTCTCAGGAATAGACAGTTAGTGGTAAGTAGATAAAAAATAGGTGCCCTCTTCGACTTGATTCTCTCTTGTCGAGGGGGGCTACCTTAATAAGGAGATAAATGGCATCAATTAATTCACATGTAGAAGGACTTACAGGAGACTTACCCGCTGAGGTAGGAGCTGCACATTTAAGTAATTTTATTAAAACAGCTTTAAAAGAAGTTATTTCAGGGATTTTAAAATTTAATCCAGAAGCTGGTATTTTGTTTGCTACAGAATCAGATTCTCAAGTTGAGCAATCGTTTAAAGTAAATTCAGGATTAATTTATTCTGTTATGAGAGAAGATGGAAATTTTGAAAGATGGAGACCTTGCAGGCTTGTTGATGTTGAAAAAGAATACTTAGTAACTGATACTGACAGCATGTTTTATGCATCAGTATATAATCCTGTATATATTCGTAAGCAAGACAATACTGTTAATGTTTATCCTGCTCCTTCAGGGGAAATAGATGATAGTAATGGTCTAGGTGGAAATGCTTATAGGGTAATGTATATTGAGTATCCTATATATGATAATGATTTATCAGAAATTAGTTCAGGAACTGATATGGATGATGTTGGGATACAAAATTTTCCAAAAGCATTTCATCCTCATCTGTACTATAACATAGCAATTAAATGCTTAAAATATAAACAACATCAGTTGTTGCAAGAAGATGAAGATATAGAATTGTCTAATTCTTATGATAAGGCAATTGCAGAATTAGAAGCATTTTATCAACAATTATTTATAACAAAAGATATAATAGGAGCTAGCCTAGGGGTAGGTCAGGCTCCTCAAAGGCAGGCACAACAATAATATGAAAGTACAACAATTAATGGAAAGAGTAGATAATTTTGAAACAGGTAAAATTATTGCTTATATTAAAGATGGTTTGGAAGATTTGAATATGAACTTTGAAACACATATAACAACTCAAGAGATAGACATTAATGAGAATCAAAGGTTTTACACAATACCAAGTGATTTGGTGAAAATATTAGAAGTAAGATGTAAAAATCATTTAAACAGTAAGGACGAATATAGAAGAATACCAAGACTAGTTAATAAACCTTGGATTCCTGATTCGGATGGAGTATAATGGCTAATCCTAAAGAATATGCATTTTATGTAGAAGGTAATAATATATGTATTGTAGAAAGAGACACAGCATTTGATAATGATGTAAACTCTAAGGATTACGGTCCTGGAGTTCATCGTAGTCAATGGAAGTCTCCTAAATCTTCAGTAACAGATGGAATACAGATACAATATACTCATACTCCAGATTATGTAGTTTCTGCTAATGCTTCAACTAATATAAATAAATTCTATATAAATGGTTGGACAGTTGTTGATGGATATCTTACATTTCTTCGAAGCTATATTGGTCATTCAAATGCCGATTGGGACAACGCTCCTTTTGACCATACCGATGGAATTGCAGCTGGAAAACATATAGTAGTAAGAGGTAGCGATACTTGGAATGGATTACATAAGATTAAAATTGTAGGAAATGAAACGAATAGGCATTCTGGACTATTAGTTACGGAAACAAAAGTTGACAACAGGATAGATGTGCCTTATGTAGGAAGTTGCGGTAATCCTTTGAGCTCTAGCGAAATAGATATACCAGAAATTACAGACAGTACAAGTCCAGGTGAAATCCATACAGATGATGATACTGGAGTTTGGCTAAGTGCTATATTTAATCCAGGAGATTATATATTTATATCTACAATGTTAAGCAATACATCAGGTTTTTTTAAAATATCTGCTACTGATACAGGTGTTGGAAGTGAGGAAGATGCAAAAATTTATTTAGGCACTCATTATTATGTTCGTGGAAGAACTGGAGATGGAGGTACACCGCATTCAAATTTATCAACTGAAGGTTCAACAACAAATTTTAATGGATTTGGAGGTGAAAATTTAGCTGATGGAGGAAGTTTAGGTACTGCAGGAAGACACGGAATATATAAAGCATTCCATGATTTTTCTTATGTATTAACCGACGTAGATGTATTAAATGATGAATCAGATGAATTACCTATACCTTCATATTTAGAAAAAGGATTAGTGTACTATGTAAAAGCAAGACTTGCAGAGGATGCAGGTGAATTTGACAAGAAAGAATATTTCATGAGAGAATACAAAAAGATTACAGAAAAATACGATGGTTCGTTAAAGGCTGGAGCTAAGATGATAGCTACTCCTGGACCATATGGACTTAGATAATGTTACATTCACGGTCTCACCAAAGACCTTAAAGTATAACTCAAAGGAGGATAAACTATGGCAGGCAATAGACCAAGTACAGGATTGAATGTGATGACTGTACAAGAAGCAACAAATAAAATATCACAAAGAAACGTAATCAGGGTTACCCCTACGATACCAATTGGAGCCCCTACTGCTTTTGCAGGCGGGGATACTATGACAGAATCCTTAGTTGAAATTCCAAATGCAGTTTTAGAGCCAGGGGGGTGCTCTAAGGTAACAGCTGTATCTGTTTTTACTAAGGATACAGAGGTGTGTGGATGCGAAGTTATATTTTTTGAAAACAATTCTACTTCAGCTTTTGGAACTGCAAATGCAGCACCAAGTATATCCGATGCTAATGCTTTAGCAAACAATCCTTTAGGAACTGTTTTAATTAAAGCAGGAGACCAAGAAGCTTATACAAATTTTGCTTTTGGAACTTCTGGTGCCGATGGTGACAATGGCAGTCCTATAGGAGTTAATTTGAAAGCTGCTGAAGGTTCAACTAGTGTTTATTTTGTTGTTGTTTCAAGAGATACTGCAGAACTTGCAAGTACTACAGACATGACATTTATTTTTCACATAGATTATTAAAATGCAAAAGTTAATTAATGCAGTGAAACTGTCTGAAGGCTTTAGAGATAAAGTGTATAAGTGTACAGAAGGCTATGACACTATAGGTTATGGCTTTGCTGTAAAAGATTTGGTTTTAGATGAAGATATATGTGATATGATTCTAGAACGAAAGCTAAAATCCCTCATAGAAAGAGTCCATAAGAAATTCCCATTTGTAGAAGATTTGCCTGAAGAAGCTCAGGAAGTAGTCTATGAAATGTGTTATCAATTAGGACTAAGAGGGTTTTCTAAGTTTAAAAAGACTATACAATTTTTAAGACTTGGAAATTACAAGGTATGTGCCGATGAGATGCTCGACTCCCGTTGGGCCCGTCAAACACCGAATCGTGCACAGAGATTAAGTAACATAATAAGGGAGATACCAAGTGAATTTGGAAACTAGATTAGAAAATCTTAAAAAACAACAAGACATGATTAAAGAGCAGTTTATAAAGATTGCTGGTGCAATTGAACTACTTGAAGGCATGGTTGAAGACGAGAAAAATAATGGCACAAAAGAAGAACCAAAAAAGTCTAAAAAATAACTTTGATGTAGATAGATATAGAGAGGAAGTAATAACCTCTTTAACTGCATTAAAAGTAGATAATAGAAATATTAAGCAAACTCTTATTGAGCTGCGTTCTTTATTGAGAGAGCAGAATGGAAGAGTTCGTCAGAATGAGACAGCTATCGGCTGGATGAAGGGTATTATGAGCGTAGCCTTTGCTGTCTTTTCTGGTTTTATTGCATGGTTATTTAATAAATAGGAGAGATTATATGCCAAAAGGAAATGATGGCGTTATAAAAAGAGCTATCGTTACTCCTGATAAGCATTTTCCACTACATGATAAAAAAGCTATAAATGTAGTGTGCAAAGCGATAGAGCTGGTAAAGCCTGATACATATATTGATTTAGGCGATACAGGAGAATGGGAGCATTTTAGTACCCACTATTGGAAAGGTAGAAGTGCCAAACCAATGGAAGATTTAATACCTTTGCTTAATAAAGATGTGAAGGCTGTTAATAAAGGAATGGATATAATAGATAAGTCTTTGGACAAAATCGGCTGTTCTGAGCGACATTTTGTTCAAGGTAACCATGAGGTATGGTTAGACAACTTTGTGACTAGATACCCCTATTTATCGCATTATATGACCTATGAGGCTTTAAAATTGAAGAAAAGAGGGTATGAATATCATCCTTATAATAGAAAAAAGTGTTTAAAGATAGGAAAGATAAATTTTACACATGGTAAGTATACAACTAAATATCACTCTTTTAAGCATTTAGATATGTATGGTGAAAGTATAATGTACGGGCATACACATGACTTGCAAAGACATACTCTTACAAAAGCAGGTGGTACAATAAGTGGATGGAGTTTGGGTTGTCTTAAAGATATAGAGGCAGATGAAGACTGGTTAGGTGGAAGACTTACTAATTGGAATCATGGTTTTGCAATAATAGATTGGTACAAAGGCGGCAACTATACGGTTAATGTTGTAGAGATAATTAAAGGCAAAGCTACAGTTTGGGGCAATTATATAGATGGTGGTAAGAAATGATATTAGAAAAAGTTATAATAGATAAAGTCTTACGTGTTATTAGCAAGAAACTAAAGAATAAGAAAGAGTCTGAAAAAATACGAAGACTTGAAAATGATATTAGAAACCTACGAAGAAAGGTTAAAAATTTAGAGCAGAAAATTACTGAAGAATTTGTAACTTGTAGGGGTAAAAAAATAAACGTAAAGGAGTTATAATATGGCTTATGGAAAAATAAAAACAAAGAAAGTTAGAGTAAGCAAGCCTAAAAAGAAGAAGGTTGCTAGAAAAGTAAAAAAGAAATCTGTTAAATCAGGTTATAAAGTTAAATACTAACAAAAGGAGTAAAGATGAAACCATTAGCACCAATAGCACCAATAGTTAAAAGAGCTGGTAAGAAAAAGGTAAAAAAGGTAAAAAAGAAACCAAATAAATATAAAAAGGCTATAAACAGACTTAAAGAAGCTCAAAATAAATATAAACAAGGAGTATAAAATGAAAGCAATATTAATCGGCTTAAGTAAATTACTTACTAAAATAATTACACCTGAAATGAAGAAACAAGTATTCATATTCTTAGGTGACAAACTAGTATATTCTACTAAGAATAAATTAGACGATAAATTATGGGCATCAGTTAAAAACAGATTCTAAATGCCTAAAAAAATACTTAAAATAGAAGCTTTTGAAGGTGGAATAAATTCAAATGCCGATATCACTGATATAGATAAAACAGAGGTAGCAGATGCTACAGATGCTTTTTTTGGAACTAAGGGACAAATCTCGTGTATTGGTAAAGCAGATGTTACAACTGAATTAAGTGATGTAGGTAATTCAAAAGTTGTAGAAGGATATGGTCTTAATTTATGGCAAGCTAGTTATAGATTGGCTATGGGAGGAGCCTCGGCTTATACTTATTGGGGAAACCCAACTGAAATACACTCTTCTTCTACAGATGACGATAACTCATTATGGCCATTTTTCTCCTTTTCAACAATTGGAAGCTTTCCTGATATGAGAGGTCATCCTGTAACTGCTGCAAACAATCATTCTGATGAATATATAAATGGGTCTTTTGCATATTTCTTTTCAGAAACATTGGGAAACATAGACCCTTATACAGCTAGAGATAATTGGGGGTTTAGGATACATGTTGGAACAACTGTTGGAACTCCTTTATGGTCATATCCTGCTGACGATATAGCTACTGGAAATACATCTGCCACGGTTACAGACGAACACGGTAATGTAAATTCATTTGACTATCATATTATAGAAGGAGATGATGGAGATGCTGGAACTGGAGGAACTAATAAAAAATGGGTTCAAATGTGTCCAGACTTCCCTATTAGCGACAATATGTATCCCACTACAGACAATCTTTGGGTAACGCCTAATTATAGATATTTTTTTAAATCAGATGGCTCAGGTCAAGGCTTTTCAAATGAGGCATATAAAATTTATTGGCACAACGGTATGAATGAAAATTTGGATGGTGTCGACCCTATTCCTAATGCGCCTGGATATGGAAATAATGGACAAAGCAATTTATTAATGGCTTTAGCTGCTATAATAAATTTTTCAGGGTCAAATAATGTAAGCTGTACATTAAGAGGAGAACAATATAATTACAATCAACTAGATGTAAGAATTAATCCTAATAAGTTTGATGGCGATTATACTCCTTCTAATTATTATGTTTGGGTTGAGTATAGAGGATGGAGCGATATTGAGTTTACATCTGGAACCTCAAGCGCAAATCCAATGAATCCTTATTCAGAAATAGGGAGTTTAGCAGGGCCTGATAGCCTCCATCAATATCAGCAGTTTACTCTTCAATATATGTATGAAGACCATAATTTTTTAACTATTCCTGAAGTATATCATACAGATAATATTGCTTATGGACTTACTACTGATTATATTTATACTGGAGGTGCTGCTGACCCAACAGTTGCGGTAAATGGACAATTCGAAATAGACTTACCTGGCAATAGTAATGTATTAAATCTCGCTTCAGCTGGAATACATCACTCTCTTGATATGGGTAATGGGTCTTATTATCATTATAATCGTTGGGCTAGCACTCCTCATCTATCGAGAAGAATAGAGGCGGGATTAGATGAAAGACACTGGGATTATGAAATAGATTTAAAAGAACTTGATGGTGGAGATAACGCAATATTAGGTGAAACATATGGACTTCATATTACAGGTCCCAATATAGATGGTATTAAAGAGGTGTCTCAAACATATGTTACAGGCACTCAAGACACTCTTACTGAAGTGGTAACTTCTTTAGCAACACAAATTGCAGAAAGTTTAGGAAGTGAAGAAATAACTAATGGAGCTTTTGCAGCAGATACGGACTGGACTAAAGGCGCTGGTTGGACTATAGATGGCGTTGCTACATGTGCTTCTGGTAGCACTACATTAAAACCATCTTCATCTCTAGGTTTAGCTGCTGATACGTACTATAAAGTTCAGTTAGATGTGACTCATACAAGTGACTCAGGAACGCTTAAGTTAAGACTTGGCTATAATGATGCTACCAATGAAGTTGAGACTAATATTACAGGCGCTAACCAAGTTTTTTACCTTAAGACAGGAACTTCAATATCTTCTGATTATTTAGAAATAATAAGCAATGGTTTTACTGGAACAGTTGATAATGTTAGTGTAAAGCCAGTAAGCAGCGGTATTCCTGGAATGACAACAACAGGAACAACTGGAGCTAAGTTAAAATTTCAAACATCTGGAGTAGGGGCATCTTTTGACTATCAAGTTGAACCGTTTATTAAAGCCGATACTCTAGCTACTTTTGATAATGTAAAAACAGAGCTTTTAAGTTTTGTAAGTGAGTCAGCTGATTTGCATGTTGCTGAAACAAATATAGGCGTTTGGAGTCCTATTCTTAACAATAGTAATGACCATAAAGCAATAGAAAGCATTGCTAGTGCTGATAGTGATGAAGAGATACAAATAAATATTACAGGTCATGGGTACAAGAATGGAGATATAGTTACTATAATAGGAATGGATTCTGAAAGCCCAAATAGTAGATGGAGATATGGTAGAAATGCTTACAGAATCACTCATAGCATTGCTAATAGCTTCAGGCTAGGAGTTGAAGACAGTGATAGATTGACAAGTCTTTTTGGTTATTCTAGTTTTAATACTGCTTATACAGATGCAATAGCTGAAGGAAGAACAGTTAGTGTTATAAAATTAGGACAAAAACCTTCTTTTGTTTCTGGAAATGATAGTACCTTTGTAGGAGCAAGTAATTGGGCAAATGCAGCAGGGGCAAATGCTTTTGATTCATATGATGAAAGTACAGATTTAAGTCTTTCTCAAACTAATGATGATACTGACCATAAATGGGCGCTTTTAGATGGAGCTGCTTGGGAAACAGATATGGTAAATGGTAAAAAATATGTGCTAGTATATAATATAAGTATTGCTAGTTATGGAGGTAGTGGAAATATATCTGTAGGATTTTGCAATGATGCTGCTACTCCTGTTATTGATGTATCAAATACATATAGCGCAAACACATCACTGGATACAGAGTTCTTATATTTTACTTATAATTCTAGCAATCATACTAAAATTATTGTTCATAATGCTACTACTGCTACAGGTAATATTACAATAGATAATGTTTATTTGTATGAAGTAGGTACACATGGAGACACATTGTCAACATTGAATTGGTCAGAATCTAGCCCTAAAACAGTTTCTTACAGTAATGCAGGAGCTTTAAGAATTTGTGATGCTGATTTTAACAATAGTATAAATCAACCTAAGTGGATAGGATATATTTCAAAAACAGGATTATTTAATTCTTCTGGTACTACTACAAACCAAGTTGATATCGAAGGCTGGTATGTTAAAAATCAGTTTTATGAATATGAGAGATTTAAACATTATCATAGAGTTGATGAAACGTTAGGAATAGAAGATAAAGGCATACTTCAAATAAAATTAACTAAAGCTAATGCTGATGATGGAGAGCAAGGTTGGACTGGTGTGTATAAATTTTATTTAACTTATTTGTTTGATGACGGAACAGAAACCTTGCCATCTAAAGCAAATGACCAACACAAGGTGTTTTATTTTAATGACACAACTTCATATGAACTTGATTGTTCGGGTAGCGACCCTCAAAAACTTCAGATAAGTTTTGCTTGCGACCCCATTGATGAAACTGGTAACTATATTTTTGATGAAAGGCAAAAAGGGTGTAGAATTTATTTTAGTAAAGAATCAGAGGACCATTCTACTTATTATGAATTAGGAACATTAGATTTTAAAGATGGGTTTACACAAGCTGGCTCTACAACAAATCCCTTAGCATGGACAGCTGCAGGCTCAGATACTTCGGGATATTATGCCGATACTGGAGTTAGAGATATAATGAATGAATACTTAGGACCTCTTTTTGAATTAAATACTGGGTATAGTCCTGATAATAATGTATTACTTGCTCCTAAATATAAATGCGCTACTGTTGTAAATAATGTAGCTTGGATAGGTAATGTAAGATATGATATTGGTGATGGTTATAGAAATTATCCTGGAAGCATGCTTTATTCTATTCCTGGAAAATTAGATACTTTTGTATATCCAGATAGTACTTTTACAATTATAGCAGAAGATGGAGATGAAATTATACAACTTGAAAATTTTGCTGATAGGATTCTTCAATTTAAACAAAACGCTTTATTTATAGTTAATATAGCTGCTTTAGATAATTTCTTTGTAGAGGAAGAGCATAGATGGAAAGGAGTTAGTAGTCCTAATCATGTAACATGGACTCCTGAAGGCATAGTTTGGGCTAATGAATACTCTTGCTATATGTATGACGGAAGAGATGTAATTGATTTAATGGAAGCTTCTAAGGGCAAATTTAAAGATAACAGAACTATATCGAGAGATGATTGGGGGGATTTCTTTAGCTCTTCTTCTGTAGTAATTTATGAACCTGTTGAAAATCAAGTTATTATTAAAAGAGGAACTGCTGGAGTAACTGTACAAAATAATGGAGATATTTATTTGCTAGACCTTGATGGTGGAGGGTGGTCTTTTGGAAAAGATAGATTTATAAGCAATCCTACAACAAATAATCCAACGCAATCAAATGCTATAGCTTATGGTAATGGTAATATATATATGCTTTCTGGTTCAGATGTAGATTCAACTTTTTTTAGCAACCATGGAAATCCTGCTTCAGGTGGAAGGTTGATATCAAATAGGAGCACAACTTAATGGCTACAGCTCAAGCATATAAATGGGATAGAAATGAAAAGTCGAGTTCTCAATTTGAAATTCAAACTAAATATTATGATTTTGGAGCTTCTTCTCAAAACAAAACTATTTACTCCATTACATTACAGCTAGGTCTAGCTGAAACTGGACTTACTTCAACTCAAATTCCTAATATTCTCGTATATTATAAGACACGTCCTAATCCTAGTTCGTTATACTGGAATGCTTACTCAGCTTTTTGGTCAGGAGGTAGTACTGTCTGGAATAATAGTTCTACCTCTCTTGTAGTTAAAAAAGAAGTTAAAATTCATAAAGTTCCAGGACTGCAATTAAAAATAGCAGCAACCTATATGCCTAAAGAAGTATTTATTAGCGGTATAGATATAGAATATAGGATTTTAAGAGAGAAGTCAGTTAGTGTCCCTCAATAATAGAAATATAAGAAAATTACTTAATTCAAAAGCTATTACATTTGGAGATGGCATCCCTGTTCCTTCAGAGGGCCAAGAAGGAGATATTACAGTAAGAAAAGTTCCTAGAGGGGCGAGACTATTTATTAAGGCTCACGGTAAATGGTGGACAGTCCCAATGTATTATGACTTTAAAACTGACGATGACTTAAAGAGATTGGTAAGTAATCAGACTGCTAAGTATGTAGGAGAAATTGGGTTTAGCAAACAATCTTCAGAATTTGAATTTAAACAATCTCCTGTCGACTCTATTAAATATGCTGGTGCTACTACTAAAATAGAAAGAAACGTTAATGATGGAAATCCTACCTTTCAGATAGGTTCTTCAGATACTGAATGCTTTAAAATTTCTTGTGACTATAAAGGTGGGGAAAAAGGTTTAATGACTACTACCTTTAGTACATTGACAGCTGGAGGGGATGCTAATGCAGGGAAAATGTTTTTTAGTGTAGGCGGAACAAGAAGGTTAGAAATAAATGATTCAGATTTAACTATTATGGGCTTTGGTTCAGCAACTGCTGATACAGAAGCTCTTATTATAGAAAATGATGTTAGCGCTGCTTCTATGGACGACACAAGAACATCTATTGCATTTTATCAAGAAGCTTATAATGCATCTGGTGCTGATGCCCTTGCAGATTCAGCTAAAATAACAGTTGGCACAATAGGCAATTGGACTACAGCAGATAGTGGCACTCATGATGCATATATGTCTTTTTCTTCGGTTTTAAATGGGACAATGAACACAACTATAAAAGCATACGGTAATGGGCAAACATCTTTCTGCGAGGCTGGAAATGAATATGTAAAAATATTGCCACATTCAACCGACAGTGAGATAGATATTACTGGAAACTTTGTCTTAGATGCAACTGGAGACATCGAGCTTAATGCTGATGGTGGACAAGTTAACATAAATGATGGTGCAGATGCATGTTTTGTTTTTGATATGGATGGCCCAAGATTTAGAATACTTGATGATGCTAATAGCGCTGACCATTTTACTATAGATGTAGGAGCTGAGGGGACCACACTGCTTGCGACTGTGGACGCTAATACAGCGGTAGCACACATAGAATTAAGACCTGATGGACAATTAAAACTAACTCCTGAAGGGACTCAGAATCAAGGAGTTTATATTGATTTTAATACAGCCCATACTACAGATAAAACTTGTTCATCTCTTTTTATAGATACAGACCAAACAGGAATTATAGCTAGTGGGCAAACTCTTGATATTACAAATATAGATAATCGATTAAATACTAATTCTCCAACAATGGTTGGAACAGTTAATGCGTATGGAATAAAAAATCTAGTTGCTTGCGGAACATCAGGAACTCAAACTGCTTATGGTATTTATAATTCTGTTACTGGAGCAGATACAAATATTGGAATATATAGTGTTGTTGATGATGGTGCAGGCGTTGATATAAAATGCACAAGCTCAGCTACCTCAGCAGATTATTTTACTATACATACTCAAGAACATGGCGAAACTATTCTTGAAACAGTAGATGGGTCTGGAGAAGCTGCTGACTTAAAATTAGACCCTGATGGAAAACTAATATTAACTCCTTCTGAAGATTTAGAAATAAATGGCGCTTTAGGAAATACTGTTAAAAGTACGCTTCCTATAAAGATAAAAGAAATACCTGCAGCTTATACTGATTCTAGCACTTACGGACAAATATGGGTTAAAAATTCAAGCCCTAATGAACTTTATTATACTACAGGTGATGGTGATGATATACAGATAACAGATGGCACAAGTATGGCAGGTGGTGGTGGTGGTGGGGATTATTATATCCATAATTCAGCAAGGTGTAGAACCCAGTATAATAATTGGTATTACGGAGCAAATACGGCTTATGGATTTAACTATTACTATTGGGTATCTACTACAAGCTCAACAGCTATTCCTTCTGTTTATGTCGATAGTCTTGTTCCAGGATATATAGTTCCTAAAAACGGAACAGTAAAAGCATATACTATAATAGGGAATATAACTACAACTGATACATGGGAATGGATACTTATGAAAGGTGCGCAACCTACTTATGGAAGTGCTGGTAATTATACTTTATCCCAAGTAGGTTCAACTCAATCAGCGGGAGGAACTGCTAATATATTATATAAATGGGAAGAAACAGGTCTATCTGTAGCAGTTAACGCAGGAGATATGGTAATTCCTTATTTTAGAAGAACAACAGATAACGATGCAAGCTATTCTTATGCAGAAATAAGCATGGTTATAACATTAGGATAAAGATATGGACAGGATAACAAAAACAGCAGAACAGCTAGAAGAAATGGACTCAACGGTTAATGGTGAGCTTATTAAAGAATTGTTGGATAAAATTAACGAAATTATTGATTGGATTAATAGTCAGTAAGTATGTATATTAAAATGGTTAAAAGGAGAGCTTAATGGCAGAAGACAAAAATAACACTACTACTAAGGGATGGCAAGATAAAGCAGCTAGAAAAGAATATATGGATAGTAGGTATTTGGGGTATGACAGGCATGGCCATGGTACAGGAACACGAGGCTTAACATCTGAACAAAAACAATATATCAGCCAAAGAAAAAAAGAATCTCAAATGAGTGGTTTTAAAACTATGCTTGATATTGCAATGCTTTCAATGGGTATAGCTGATTTTAGTAGCAAAGTGGGTGAGTTAGGGTTTGGCGAAGCATTAAAACAAACTGTAAGATTGCCAGGAATGCAAGATACTGATAAAGCTCTTGATATGTTTACAAAGGCTCCTCAAAAAAAAGGATTTGGAAGCTTTATGAGAAATGTAACTGGGATGGATTTTAGACCTGTTGCTAAAAAATTGAACTTAAATCCCGAAGTTTTAAAGGCAGCTACTGGAAATCCTGCGTTTACAAAAGAAATATTAGATTTGTTTACTGATGAAGAATTTGCAAGACTAGAATCTTCAGGGCTTTTAGACGATTTAAAACATAGTATAGACCAAAATTTATAGAGTATGGAAACTGGGAGCATAATATTCTATCCTAAAGAACTAACTCCTAGCATGGAGAAATATAAGGATGTGTTTTATAAAAAGTCTAATAAAAAAGATAATACAGATATTCCATTAGAAGCTGAGATAGGTAAGTATTATGTTACAGAATGGGATGATGGATGGGCTCAGTTTACAGTTACGGAGAATACATTGTATATAAGAACATTGTTCCTTAAAGATAAGAGAGACTTTAAATTTAAGTATTTATATAAACTTGCAAAAGATTTGAATAAAAAAGAAGTTATTTTTGACACAGAACGCAATCCAAATGCATGGATTAAATTATTAAAACAAAGTAAATTAAACGCTAAGTTAAAATGCTATACTATAGGCGTTGAAATAAAATAGGAGAAATAAAATGATATTAAGAGATATGGCCTATGGCAATCATATAGCATTAGGTCCTTCTGCAATGGGTAAAAAATGCAAGGCTGTAGTAGAAGTTGTTGATGAAGTTGTAGGTGGAGCTATGAGAGGGTTAACAGGAATCGGTGAAGGTTGGAATCTCAATAGATTGAACACTTTCTTAGGAACAGGAGGTGATACTAATCTATTTTCAAGCGAAATTGATTCAGATGGGAAAGCAGATAGAGCGACTGCAGAAAGAGAGATGACAGAAGTATTTGACCAGATGTCTTATGACCCTGAAACAGGTCTTCCTATATTTGCTGGTTTAGCTGAAGAAGTTGAAAAAGCTAAAGAAATAAAAGAGGGAGAATTAGGAAGTATGAAAATAGGAGCTGAAGATATTAAGGAAGCTGAGGCTAAAAAATTATATGAAATGGGGGTTATGGAGCATGGAGCTACTACAGCTAAAATGAAGGATACAAGCCAAGAATTTCAAAAAAATATAGGCGATGTTATGTTTGATTTTGCTGAAACTACAGGTGGAGTAGAAGAGCAAGCTAAGGCAAATCTAGATATTTTAGGAAGCAAGATAGATAGAGTTGAGAGCTTGCATCTTACTCAAGGTGGTGAGGCAGCTTCAGGCGATGCTTACTTTGAAGGAAAGACATTTGAAACAGGTTTAAATCCTGCAACAGAACCTCTTGTTGAAGAAGATGATGCTCACGATTTTGATTATACAACTGGCAGAAAAAAGAAATCATAATGAGTGAAGATTCTACATTAGTACTTCAAAGCTTAAACAATCTTATTGCTTATAAAAACAGACAGCTTGATGCAAAATTGCAAGAAGTTGCACTTGAAACAAAAATTAAAGCAGCTGAAGAAGCTGATTTATTATCACATAATCGTGCACTAGCTAGGACTGATTATTCCCAAAAATTACAAGACGCTCAAAAAGAATACAATGACACTCAATCAAGACTAAAAACTTCTTTTAATGATGCTCAAGAATTAGAATATCTAAGTAATGAGTTAGCTTCAGTTTCAGGGGCTAATAAGACAGATGATGCAGATGCTATTCTAACAAATTATAAAGATATTACTTGGGATAAAATCAATACAACCTCAAATGAAATTAAAAATAAGTCTAATTATCTTGAACAGCTTCAAGCAGCTACTGCCGCTAATGAAGCCGAGATAAATAAGCTTAATTTAATGAAACAGCATTTACAACCTCAGATTGAATTTGCTCAAGAAATTGAAGATAAGGCTCAAGAAGATTTTAATATTCTTAATGATGATTTTAGTAAAGATGGTTTAATGAAGCAATTTAAGGAAAGGTTTGTTGATTATACTGTTAATGATGATGGTACACTTTCTCCTATATGGAATACAAAATTCCAAGCATTTATGAACTCTGTTCCTGATATGGATGAGAGAAGGAAAATTCAAAAAGAATTACAGCCTTTACTTAATGCCCAAATAGATGGTGTTCAGAAAATAATTAAAAATAAACAAGAGGTGGAAAAAGATAGAGTAGAGTCTTATGGAAATTTTAATAAGTCTATTAATAAATATTTTACTGCTCTTTTAACTGAGTTTCCTGATATGAATGACGTAAAATGGTTTGACCATATGGAAAGTAAAGGAGCTTATTTTGATGATAATGCTGCTTTATTTAACTTTTCTGGAGAATTAAAGAGCGCTTTGTCGACAGATAAATATGAAAGTGTAGAACATTTAAGCACTCTTCAAGAAAAGGTGGGTGATGCTATTATATATTTAGCAGAAAGTGGTGTTTCAGGTCAAACTACTAATGATAAATTAGATGAATGGATAGCTAATAGAGATATAGATGCATTGCTAAACTATTTCCATATACCTTTAAATAGTCCAGACCGTAATGGAGCTGCTTCTGGAAAATCTCAAGGTCATAGTGGAGGATTTAGAAACAAAGAATCTCTTGAAAGCTTAAGAGATGAATTAGGTGGTAAAGAAATTACAATCCACGATTCTTGGTCAGAATTAGACCTTCATAAAGGCAATTACGATGCTTTAGAGTCAGAAAAGGCTTTAGTTGCATATGCTGATATGTATAGAGCTCTTGATGATATGAAGGTATTTTATACTGTTATTGAAGAAACTAGGAATTTGTATGGAGATGAGGTCGTTGCAGAAATAAAAAAAAGTCTTGGAGCTGAATGGTCAAAGACTTTAGAGCCTGCAGATTCTGATTTTTTTCATAAGTACGCTAAAAAATGGGAAGAGCTTCATGATAATATGGTGGGAAATGAACAAGGAAAAGTCGATGCAGGTGACTTAGAAGTTGATAATATGAATGTGTTAAAAAGAATGGCTAATGGTATGAACGCTTCAACTTCTCAAATAGATACAACACGTGTAGATTCAAATTTTGACTCTAATGTCCTTGATATTATTTATGATAAAGCTCCCAACAATACAAGGAGAGCGGCAAAGAATATGTCTATGAGTAAATTCAAGAGTAAAGAAAAATATCAATCAGAAAATCAAGAACTCTTTGATTCTCTTAATCAATTTGAATTAAAATTTAACAGAGATTAAAAAATATGTCAGTTGGAAATTTTCCAAAGTATACACAAGAGCAAGTAGACTTAGCTAGGCTTATAGCAGAACCATTAAATAATGTTCAGATGACATGGGATGAAGAACGAGGAATAAATATTCCAGACCCAGATGTTTATAATGAAAGCTATGTACCTGTGCCTTCAGATTTTGAAAAACCAAAGATAGAAACAGAAAAATCATTACCTCCTATCAATACACCAGATTCTAAAAAAGAAGCTTCTAAGCAAGAAGTTATTGACTTTTTAGATGAGATGACGAAAAAGTGGGTAACGCCTACAGAAGAAAAGAAAAAACCTAAAAAAGAGTCTAAAGATAAATGGGATATGGTGACATACTCACCTAATGTTACTGTTGAAGATACTACTTTTCTAGATTTTGGCGATAGATTTGAGCCTCCTGCTCAACAAACAACTGAGGTTACTGTTTCCCCTTTAACATTAGTGTCTCCAACTTTAGCGCAAACTGTAGAAGGGTTGGGCGGTCAGGAAATGGTAAAAAAGGTTGACAAAAAACCTGGCCTTAGAAGTCCTGCTACTGATGAAATGAAGATGGCAATAGTTGAATCAGATAGAACTATACAGCTTCTTAAGGATGGTAAATGGAAAAATGGTTATCCTATTGAAACTAGTGTTTTAAAACCTGGTCAAATATATACTCAAGAAATGCATGATAATGGAGTATTTATACATCCTGAAGAGCCTTGGAACGAATTGCAACGCTCTCCTCTTGAAGGAAAAAGATGGGGGCAGTTAGATAAACGCTATATAGGAAAAAGCTATGAAACTATAATGGCTGAACATAAGTATGGATTAATGCCATTAGAGAATTTAAAAAGAGACCATCCTGAGAATAAGCAATATCAAATGGCAGTTTCTCTTGATATGAGTACAGGTGAATTAAAATATCCCAGATTTCCTGAAAAAGATTTAATTTCTATACTTAGAACTTTTCCTGAATACCAAAAGCTTAAATATAAGAAGATGGATGACGGTAAGTTTTATAGAGATGTAGTAGAACCTAATTATCAAGACCTTCTTTTGCAACCTGATGAGGTGACTAATTTAGATATATTGGGTGAAACTATGGGTACAACTTTTTCTGAGGTTACTGATACGTTTGGTAGTGCTGCTGCTAATGGGTTTCAACAGCTTTATAAAGCAGCTGATTATATACATTGGTTTTTTGCAGGTATGCAAGATGACCATAAATGGGTTTCTTTTAATCCTAGTAAAGTTATAGAAGATTATAAGAAAGGAGATGCAGGATTCGCTCAAATGGTTTTTGCTTCTCCAGGTAATTATTTAGAAAATGTTACACAAGCTGCTAGCGATGAAATGAATGTCAGAATGAAAGTTGATGAAAAATTTCAAAACTATATGAAACATGTAGAGGAGACTCCAGCATGGGGGAATTTCTTTAAAGATGAGAGAGTGTTTACAAGAATGTTTGGTAGTATAGCTCCAAGTTTAATGATGAGTTGGGGTTCTTATGCAGGAGCTTTTAAAGGTGCTAAATTACTAGGATATAGCGACGATATAGCTAAACAAGCAGCTAGAACATCTACATTTACTACTATGAGTGCATTAGAGGGAGGAGGGTATGTTCAAGGGCATGCATCTGAGCTTATGATGGACACCCCTGTAGATGAGAATATAATAGCTAAAGATTTACAAGAATACAATGATTCAATTTTAGATGAATATTATATTGTAGACGAGCTTACCCAAAAAGCATCATTTCCTGATAAGCAATCTGATGTTGATGCTCAAACAAAGCCTACTAAAACATATAGAGATTTGCAGAATATGTTAAATGTTTATTATGGTGAAAATTATATATTCCAAGCTGATGCCTATTGGAAAAAAGGAATGTCTGCATCTGATGCTATAGATGCAGTTGGGTTAGGTGCCGCTATATATGGTCCAGTAGCTGGTATTCTTGAAACATTTACAGCTGCTAAAGCTTTTGATGCTTTGCCTAATAGTTGGGGTATGAATGCAGTAAAAACAGGTGTTTCTAAGGCTACTATTGGCAGGGCAGAAAAGTTCTTACGTCGTGTCCCTGGAGGAAATAAGCTTTTAAAGATACCTGATAGTAAGCTTGGGAAAATAATTAATATCTCTATGACAGAATCTGTAGAAGAGGTGTCTCAATATTTTGCTGATGTAACCTTATCTTCTGGTATTCCTGGAATAAGACATAAGTCTGAATGGGATTGGAATTGGAACGAAGCATTTGAAAGTGGATTATCAGGTGGATTGGGTGGAGGTATTTCGCAAACTGCAGGTACAATTATTTCTCAAAATGGAATTAGGGACTACTTAAGTAACCGTGCTGCTGTAAAAAATCCTTCTAAGCAAGGTGTTCAATATTATACTAAAAAACAAGATGATGGAACTTGGGGATTATTCTACACAATTGACGGTGTTGAAAGCCAACTAAAAGAAGGCGATGGTGTATTGCAGGCAGGCGTTAAAGATAGTTATGGTAGTTTTAGGGCAGCTAATAAACAAGCTAGAGCATTGAGAGAAGAAGAACGCAAAATGGAGCGTGAAAATATTGTACGTTCTCTTGGTAAATATAAAGATGCTAAAGTTGGAGAAGTTACTTTAAATGAAGATAGTAAAAAGTATGAAGTAGAAATACTTAATAAAGAAGGTGGAACAATTATAGTAGAAGAGTTTGACACTAGTTTAAGTGCTAAGACTGGTAGAAGAAATATGCAAACTAATATTAATAATGTCAATAAAATCGCAGAAGAAGATGGTTATAGCGATGATGATATATTAAATATGCAAGATACTGATGCTCCACAAACTCCTCAAGGTCAAGCTGATGCAGAAACAGCTAAAAATGCTGTGCTTTTAAAAACTTATTTAAGTGAGCCTATGAGTGAAGCCGAACTTCAAACTGAAGCTGAATTAGAAAATGAAGGAAGATTAGATGAAGCCAATATTGAGGAAGAAGTGTTTAAAGCTATTTCAGACCCTCAGGCTTTGCAAGATTCTGGACTTTCTCCAGATGCTATCATAAAAGATATACAAGAAGACTTTGGTCCAGATGCTGCTGATAGGGCTAGAAATATAATGCAACCTCCAGTTGTAGTAACTCCAGAAACAGGACCTGCCCCAGACGACCAAACTCCTCCTGGACCTAGCCCCACTACGGATGAACAGGCTCCTCCTTCTCCTCAACCAAAGCCACCTGGACCTAAAAATATCGAAGATATGAGTGTCAAACAGTTAAAAGAAAGAATTAAATCTTTAGAAGGAAAGACAGACCCGTTTAGCAAGATAGCATTAAAAGTTGCCAAGAAAGAGCTAGATAAACGTAAAGGTAAGGCCTCTACTAAAACAACTGTTGAAAAAGTTAAGATTAAGCAGATGGAAAAAAAGGTTGAGAAGATACAAGATAAACAGATTAAAAGACTTATGCAGAATCTACTGCAAGGAAAAGAAGGTGAAGACTTGCTTCAAGGCGTTGAGGCAATTGATGAGAAAATATTAACTGATGTTATTGAGCGTGTTAATCGTCAGCAATTTATGGGAAAAGATTGGATTGAAGAATCATCTGAAAAATTACAAGCATTGTCTGCAGCATTAATTTCACAGAAAGACGAAAAGGCAAAAGCAGCTATTGAAGCATCGGAGAGAATAAAAAAAGAGCGACTATATGAAGAAGGTCGTGGACCAAGACCTGAGGGAACGATTATGAAGGAAGAAGAAGTTCCTATTGAGGCAGCAAAGAAATTTAAATCTGACCTTATAAAACTGTTAACTGATAATGAATTTAATGATAGTGAGGCTTTAGGAGACATTTCTGTTATCTTTGATACAGATATGCCCCATCACAAAGATTTGGCTAAAACTCAAGAAAAGATAAAAGATGAAATAGCGAAAATGAGTCCTGTAGATATATATAGAATGGCTGAAGTTGATTTGTGGAAGGATGAGCAAGGGGTTATGGCTGACATAGTACCAGATGAGATGAAAAAATCTATTTTGGAAACAAAAAAAACTGCAGAAGCAAAGGCTAAAGCTAAGAAAGATGTGTTATTATATGATGCTGCTAAACTAGCTATACAAAACCAGCAAGCATCTGTGTCGCTATTACAAAAATGGTTTAAAATTGGATATAGTCGAGCAGGAGGACTCATTGATGAATTAGAAGAACTAGGTATAGTGAGCGGTTATAACTATGATAAACCTAGAGATGTGTTAGTTGATATGGATTGGTTAGAGAAAAACAAGAAAAATATATTAGCCGAAGATTTTGAGACCGACGAAACTCCTCCTTCTAAAAGATATCAGAGAGCTGTTAAATTTAAATCTAGAACAAAACAAAGAAAGGAAGCTATTAGGCGTAACATAGACGATATAGTTAAACACCTTGAAAAGGTTGTTGTTCTTGCAGATGGAAAGAAGATTAAGGTTGAATATATAGATGATGTAAATGCTGAAAAAGCTGAATGGGATGGTGAAAAAATAATTATAAATCTAGCTAAAGCAGATGAAACATCTCCTGTGCATGAATTTATGCATCCTTTCATTGAAAGCTTATATGTAAAAAATCGTAGCAAATTTGATGAGATATTTGACGAACTTAAAGATACTCCAATTGGACAAACAGTTATAGCTCATCATATAGAAAAAACAGATATAGATGAGAATCATCCAATGTTTAAGATAGAAGTTGTTATAGAGTCTATTGCTAGAACATTTAGAATGAAGAAAGACAGAGCGGGTAATCCATTTGTAGATGCTGTTAAGAGGTTCTTACAATGGTTGAAATCTGTATTTTTCCCTAAAGCAACGCATATAAGCACATATGATATAACCCCTGGTACAACGGTACAGCAATTAGCAGAAATGCTTGGGAACTACTATTCTCCGCCCGTATTTGAGGTATTCGATAGACAAGAGGTTAATAGACAGATAGAAGCTATGATTAAAAAGCATAATAACTTAGCAACTATGGTATCTGAGTCTGAAGTATTAGATAGCGACTCTGAGATAAAGCTGACAAATGCTTATTTTGAAACCCTATATAGCCAAGTTTTAGCTAGAAAAATTAAAGATTCTCTTACAAATAAAGGCAATATTCATAAGGCTAAATTTAAAAAGAACACTAAAAATATTTATCAAGATATTATAAATGAGTTAAAAGAACAATATTCTATAGAGCTTGTAGATTCTGACGCATCTAAAGTGATGAAGGAAATGTCTGAAGGCAACAAAGAAATGATGGTTGATGCTATTGGAAAGGTTCAAAATATGCTTGCCCTTCAACTTGATACAGGCGAGTATGATATAAAAGATGCAGAATTCCTACTTCCAAAGCCAACAAAAAAGGAAGCTGATACTTTAAATCAATATCAAGCTGAGGCTATTAGTGCAATCCAATTTAAGTATAAGTTTGCTGATTATTTAAAATCTATAGAAACTCAAGATGTCAATTTTATTCATATACCTAAAGCAGCGCAACTTAAAAAGAAAGAAGCTAATGCTGTAAAGGGTTTTCTAACTTTCCTAAAATCTAAATTCAAGAAACAAAAAAGTATGCCTGCTAATGAGATGTTAGAGCACTACATTGAATTTGTAGATACTAATTATGGACTTAATTTAGTACAAACAATGCCTGATAAGAGATATTCTTCAATGCTTAGTCTTGATGCAATTACAGGAGAATTTGATGATAAGATTCATACAAGAAGAATGGTAGTTGTAGGGGACTTTGTTCATCAGGGAAAACATGCATTTGAAATTGACCACTCACTTAAGGTTGACCCTTTAATAAATGGAATGGGTTGGTTTGCTTATAACTATGTAGGCCCGAATAAAGATTTATTCTTATGGGAGTATCAAAGCGATATAATGGACGACTTAAGAAGGTCTTATTTAGAGGGTAGGTATGAACTTACTTATGAAGAACTTGCTAGCAATGTAGATAGTTCAGCTCCATTTAACTCTTATGTTTCAGCCACTAGAAAGCTATTTTCTCAAGTAGTAAAAATTGAAAGTGAGTATAGTCCTGTTGAGGATATATTGAAAAGAGGCTTTATAACAAAGCATGTAGCGGGTTCTAAAGAAAGTGACGATTTTAAACTCATGTTAAAGAATTTTGAAGCATTTAAAAATCTGTTCAACGAAATGGAGAAAGGTACATCTGTAGAAGAGATTAAGAAAAAAGGATTACATATATTAAATGATAATTATGTTTTAGCTTATCTTATAATAGAAAATGCTTATCAGATAGGGAATATAGACCCTTCAGCAGAATATCTTATGTGGGATATAGAAGGGCTCTTAAATAGACCTGATATAATTAAAAAAGCTATTCCTATTTTAAAAGAAATTTACCAATCTGAAACTAGCCTTTCAAACTACCAAGCAGAGCATAAACATCAAATTAGCTATATAAAAGACAAATTAGAATCCTTTGACCCTTTAGATTTTGAGGGCAATGAAATCGCTTTAAATGATTATCTTCAAAGTTTAGATAATCTGCGAAATGACCTTACAAGATTAGAGCGTGAAGTAGAGTTAATGAATAATGATTTCATCTCTTATCTCGATATAGGTCTAACAATGTATTTAAATACCTTCTTAGGCAATGTTTTAAATAACTATCAATATGCAAAACAATATCAATCTTCTTTAGAAGCTCTTGATGAAGCTTGGGCTCAAATGGTTCCTGAAGGAGAGAGTAAGGTTCAAAGTAAAGCCATTATTGAGAAAGATTTTGGAGTGCCAGGCTTGGTTCCTGGAGTTGTAGACCTATATGACAATTGGTTTGATATACTTATACGTACCTCTTTAGGTTTTGCACAAAATAGTGTGGGTAATGATGGCTCTATATACTTAAATACTGGAAATGCAATTTCTGCTATACAAGGGAATCAAGTTGCTAGAGGCATTTACCTTACTCCAGATGAAGCCTTCATAGATAATTTCATTTTAATGGTTACAGATGTAAGAAAAAAAAGATATTCTATTGATAAAGAAGGTAAGTTTGAAATGGAAGATTCTCAAAGAGAGGATTTTAAAGTTGACCGTCTTGCTGATAGTATTTTTGGGAGATGGGGAGATTCAGAACATACCTTATTGATGTCTAAAGATGCTGGTGGCCCTGATTTTGAAGATTTAAGATTTGTCTTAAAAGAACTGAAACCTTACAAATCAATTGTCAAGAAATGGCTAGCATGGAAAAAAAATAACTTTGATGAATCAACTAAAAATCTAACTAAGGAACAAAAGAAAAATTTAACTCCGCCTTTTTCTGACCCAAGAGGTGGTATATGGTGGCAGAAATTAGCAAGCATATCTAAAGAAGGTATTATAAAGTTAGAAATGGAAAGACCTGAATGGTCTCAATGGGATTTAATAAAAGTAACTATATTACAGTCTGGTAAATTAAATCCTTCAAGATTCCAGTCAGCAGTTAAAGAAGCTAAAGAAAATCAATTTAAACCTAAGACTGAAGAAGAAGTTTATGATAAGGTTGAAAATATTTCAAGATATCAAAGTAAAGAAGTTAAAGATAATGGAGAATATAAGACGAGTCGTAATGCAAGAGCTGAAGCTAAGCATCTTTTTGATGGAGCGTGGGGTGATATAAAGAGAGTTACGAGAGAGCAAGGTTATGATACTATAGACCCATTTGACTTTAGAACAAGTATGCTTAATGCATTAGGAGTAGGCTCTATGGAAACCTATTTTGAAGATTGGTTTGCTAAGAAATTTAAAGAACATCCTGATTTAAAAATACGACAAAAATCTAAAGGCTCTAACAATGGAACTATTATTAATCCTGAAGATGTTGATTCTGCGGTAAGCTCCTTATTTAACGATGAAGCAATTAGAGAAGGAATGGATAGCATTATAGAGTCTGGTGAAAGTGATGAGCGTGATATAGGTATAAACGAGCGTATATGGATGCATGAGCTTAGGATATACCTTAGTGAAGGCTCCCTTAAAGCTCTTAAAAGAAAGGCCCGTAAATCGCCTAATTTTGAATGGTGGGCTAAAAATGTATTTCCTGTATATTCTAAGCGAACTTTTAAAAGCTTAACTTACAAACAGCAACAAAATACAATACGATTTTACGATAGAATAAACAGTTACATTGTTACAAACCAACCTAAAGGAAAAGGAAATCAACGTGATAATTATAATGTAATGGTTTATAGCGATTATACTAAAAAAGATAAGAAAGGTAAATTTATAAGGCCTGTACCTGAAATTAAAGTTAGGCTTAAAGATGGTGAAAATATAAAAACAGGCAATCAAAACCCTTATGCTGAAAAGATAACTTTATTTGAGCAGAATGAGATGAAAGACTTGTTTAAATGGGTTGGTGGAGAAGACATTCTCAATGTGAATAGAACAAGTCAAGGAGAATTTGTTACAGATATATATGGGTTCTTAAATGATTACCAATATGAAGAAATGCAAGAAGCATTTAACAAACAAAATTTAGCAGTAGCATTTATGAGAGGAGAAGGTGGTAGGTTGGCTCTTGTAAGAATAACTGAAAAGCATAAGCAAATAGCAGCAACTTCTTTAAAAAGCTATATAGAAACAGAAAGAGAGAATGGTTTTATTCCTGTTGAAGATATTTACGAAGAACATATTGCTACTGCAGAAGATATAGCAATACATGAAGCAATGAAGAAAGTTTGGCCTTTATATTTATTTGATGCTAAAGGTGCTGCTAATGTAATAAAGCGTATTAAAATACCATTTACTCCTGTTACAACTATGCCTGATATGCCTAGTTTTAAAGTAAAGATATTTGACCCATCAAGAGCATCGTTTGTGTTCGATGGTGGAAAAGTAGTAAGTGATGCAACCGTAGTTATTGATGGAGTAGGTGAGAAATATATAATGGACGGAGGGTCCTTAGCAAGCAGAAGTCTTTGGAATAACTTAGAAAAGAATGGTGGAATACTTAGAGAGTCTGGTTCTTCTAAAAATGTTATTTACAATACTGAAGGCTTAAATACTTTAATGGTAAAGCACGAAATGAATATTGCTCCTAGAAATTTTGAAATATGGTATGACAAAGGTACCCCTAATGAAAAATTAATTGCCAAAATAGATAACAATAGAAATATAGAAGATGTTGATGGCAATTCTATTGACTTATTGATGACTCCAGATGAAGCTAAAGTAAGAGATGGCTATGGTATGGATGTAATTCATGAGGTTCCTGGGTCATCTATAGGTTTAATAAGTTATCGTGATAAGGCTTCTAAAACAGCAACTCATGGTACACAATGGTATGGTTATGTTACAGACGATAATGTTATTCAATCTTTCGAGGACAACATTATTAGAGATATGAATCAAAAAATGGCTAAGTTGTGGAATATGTCTGTAGATACAGATACGACTAAAGCTGCTGATAAAATATCAGAATATCTTATTAGTATTTTAGAAACAAATGATAATGAAGGATACAGATTATCTGTTACAGAGCATGCTAAATTAGGAGCAGGTCTTCATCCTGGTATGGAGCCTATGCTAAATGTCTTACTCCAAAGCAAGGGAATGAAAAAAATAGCAAAAGCAGGGTTGCAGCCTGGCTCTAGAGTAAAAATAACAGGTAATCTAAGGGGTGACTTAGACCCCAATGAAGTTGCTCTTTCTAAAAACAATGCAACCCCTGTATATCAAGCTTATGCTAAAGACAAAGCTATATCTTTAACGGAAGCTCGAAAAGTGTCGATTAAAAAAATTAACGAATGGTTAGAAGACAATGAGGTCAATATGATGGTTACTCGTTATCCAGTACCACATGTAGGAGCAGTTCTTGTAGCTAGGGTAAAACGATTACATAGCAGGCATGGATTAATAGAGATGAATCCTTTTGACGTATATGCTAAGCTTGAAGGAGATATGGATGGAGATGAAGTTCAGGTTGAAAAATTAGCACCTGAGCAAGAATCCATTATTAAAGAATACCTATCTAAGCTTAATATAAAAGGAATAAACCTAAACAATTTTGTTCCTAAGGATAGAGATAAGCTTATCTTTTCTGATAAAAAGGCTAGAGATAAAATTAATACATCCTTAGCCTATGGAGCAACTGCTATTGGAGAGATAGCTAATCTAATGAATGTTTATGGTCAATTATCTAGAGTTTTTGACCATGCTATAGTAGATGGGAATAAGGTTGTTCTTAAAAAATTAGACGAAAAGTCTAAGGTATTCTTTGGAAAAATAGAAACAGAAATGACAGTAAGAGAAGTTCTTAGGCATTACATACAGGCAGCTCTTGATAACGCTGAATTTATGCTACTAAAAGAATGGAGATATGATTTAAAGGCTCTTTATTCATTCCTATTTAAACGTGAAGATGGAAAGCCATTTAGATTTGTAGACAGAGAAGGACTAGAAGATTCAATTTACCAAGGAGAACTTGTTTATAATGCATTAAAACCACTAATAGAAATGCATAAAATACCTGGAAGACTACGTAGTGGTAAGGATTTTGAGAATGGAAAATATGATTTAGATGCTCATATAATTTTTTCAGAAAGATTTAGAGACTATACACTAGACAGATTAGGTTGGTTTATGGATAACTATGAATTTGATGTGCATGTTGGAAGTATTTTAAGTGAACAAGATATTGTGTTTAAAGAAGATATCCTACCATCTCCTTGGGAAATGACAGCAATAGCTCCTATTAAAAGCATGGAAGAACATATCGCTAAATATGAAAGAAGAGGAATAGAGAATACACCATTTGAGATAAATAAAATATTAGCTGACAATGCTCATTTAGATACGGTAGCATTTTTAGATACTAAAATAGATGCTATACTAAATAGAGCTTTTGACCTAGACATGAAAGCTGGGCTAGTTAAAATTTCTAAGGAAGCATTCTTAACTCAAGAAAAGAGAAAAGGTTTAGTATATAGACAAGAAATGGGAAATGCTTGGTTTGATGTTTTGGTTAGATTAAAGAAATTAGGTCCACAAACTGTAGAAAGAAACGACGATATTGTTACGATGAAAGATAAGTATAATAAAGAGTTTAAAAGTTTGTCTAAAACTGCAAAAGTTATAGCTACTATGGGATTTTTAAGAGGTTTTATCAATATGTCTAACAATCTAGCTAAACGAAATAAAGCTGTAAGAGTATTTAAATTCTTACCACCTGCTAGTAATAACAACAATGAGATACAACTTTTAGATGAAAGTATTTTAAAAATGTTCTATAAAGAATATAATAAAACTGTGAGCAGCCCTGATAAAAGGTCTTTGAAAGAAGGAAATAAATTGCGAAATTGGACATCGTTTGATACATCAATAAAGAGGGTTTGTAAATAATGCCAAATGTATGTGACACCAAAAAGAAATTAGCTGACGATATTAAAGAAGAGAATATCATTAGAGATGAGTATGTTGAAGAAAATTTAAACAGTACAATGTTTATTGAAACTTCTAAGATGGATAAGTTTAATAAATACTTAGAAAAAAAGTTTGGCTCTGATTATATAAAAAGTGAAGAATTTGAAGACTCTTTAAAAGACCATTTTGGAACTGATGAAAACTCAAAGATAGCTATGAGAATATATGCTTTATTGGCTGGTAATCGTATTTATTGGGATAGAGCTCAGGAATACATTTTAGAGAATTTAGCTGAAAATATGAAATTAAAATTTAAGAATGGTAATATTGCTCTTGAGTCTTTGACTACAAGCAACTTAAATAATATTCTGATAGAAATATCTGCATGGGCTAAGGCGGGAACTGGTGAAAACTGGGGTGTTGGAATTGTAGGCAAGTTTATGGTTCAAGTAGGTCTTCCTGCAACTCTATCTAAAAAAGAATCTACTGGAGCATATTATGTTACCCAAAGAGCTACAAGAGATTATGCTAATAAATTATCTAACAGAATTAATGATTTTATGTTAAGCCCTTCTACCAGAAACTCTAAACTTAATTATGGATGGGAAGATATTACGAAAAAGATACATGGTTTGGTTCCATTCTTACCTCCAAGCATAAAGAAAAAACATGGCAGCCAAAAAGCTGAAAGAATGATGATGCGTTTATTTGTCTGGGGAATTGCTGGAGACGCTTTTAACAATACTGCTATAAAGTTTGATGAGGATTTAGGTGATTTTGTTGTTGCTAGTGAATATCGTCCATCAGGAAAGTATTACGATACTCAGGAATCTGAGCCTATTTACATGTATGCGAACTATGTTCCATTAAAAGATTTTATGGGAGGAAAGTTTTATCTTCCTATTAAAAATAGTAGACAAATTATGGAGGGTTTAGACGCAGAGAGAAAAAGATTTAGAGCATTGGATGATGAATTGTTTGACTATCAAGAAAAGCATTTTAAAAACTCCGTTAAAGCAATTGTAAATGCATATAAAAAGGTATTTGGATTAAATGAAGCTCAACTTAATTTTGCATTAACTGGATTCTTCCCTCCTGGAACTAAAAAAACAGAGCAAGAAGCTTATAAGAAAGAGGTTATGGCTGCATTAGGAGATAAGGCTGATTTATTTGAAGAGCTTAGAGAGGTTGTTACTGGTATAGCTGTTTTAAATCCGTATTGGTCTGAATTGAATTTTGAAAAAAAGAGGAATCATTTCCCTGCTGTATACAATCAATATAAACTACCGTTTATGTTTGAAGAGCAGAAAAATGCTTTTAAAACAAGAATTGATGAACAGTTGCAGCCTGCTTATGAAGTTGCTAAAAAACAAGGCAATATTATAGAGGCTAAGAAAATTAGGCGTGAGATAAAGGTTATGCTAAGTAGGATAGACAGAAATGAGAAAATGTTAGATTCTATGGCTAATATTGTTGTCGATTATTCTACAGCAGGTGAGCAAATTCCTATGATACAGAATCAAAAATATATGAAGCGTGTCACTAACGCTATTAATCCTATGAATATGAGAACGGATTCAGCATCTTATTATGCAGCGTTAAAAAAGATGATGTCAGCTGTAGAAAGAAATAGTCTTTTAGCAACTGTTATAGAACAATTTGGCAGAGCTCAATCTAAGGCTGTAAGAAATATGATTATTAACAATTTTAAAGTACCCTTCGCATTTACTAATGTTGAAAGTGGTTTAGGTCCTTTAGATATGTCTACTGATAATATTACTAGAAAGCTTGGAAATATTGGCATAAAACTTAAACCTCAAGTTGCAGCTGAATGGATGAGGATTTTAGGAGGTGCTATAAGTGGTCAATACCTACATGGATGGGGAACTGCGGTACAAAATATCACAGCAATACAGCAAGCAGCCTATGATTATGGTTTTAACAGAACAAAAGCTGCTATAGATGAATATGGTGGAGACCGAGGGACTGAGTGGAGAGAATTTATACAACGTTCTGGTGTTCTTGAATTTAGAGATTTCTTCAGTAAATCGCTTACAAATGATATTATAGACGACACAATAGAGCTTGATGTTCATAATAAGATTATGGGAGCTATTTTAAAATATTATGGATATAAGAAAAGATTTGGCGTTTTAGGTAAGTATGTAAAGAAATCAAAAAAGAAGCATGATGAAGCCGAGGCTTTACTTAGAAAAGAAATAGAAGATATATTAGCTCAATCAGAAGCTTATAGTCAAATTACAGCAGACAATATTCCTAGCGAAGAACATGCCTTAGGTCATAAAAGCACTTATTCTATGAGAATTTTAAAAGGACATATACAAAAGTATGTAAACTGGGCTATCACTAAAGAGTTTGAATTTAGCCCTATAGCAAAAAAACTAGACCATAAAACTCTTGTTTCTAAAGTTGTCAAAGCTGGTCCTGGAGCAGTATTTAAATTTATGTCAGATTATATGGCTAGGTCAGGTTTTACAATGTCTAGTGGTGAAGAATTTATTAGAACGGTAGGATTTATTATAGGAGTTACAAGAGCTCAGGAATTAGGAATACTGCCTCCTGGTCCTCCTAGTTCATTTAAAGGGGATGTTTTAAAGCAGGCTACTTATATTGGTAGAGTATATTCCTATAATTCTAACTTTGGATTAACTCCACAAGATGTAGGGACTTTATGGTGGTCTGAAGGTGGGAATTTATTTGGTAAGTTTAAGATATGGTCAATGCAGAAATTTGGAAAAGATGTTAGGGCTTTTAAAAAGATGTATAATTCTCTTTTAACTTATGAAGAGCTTATCAAAGAAGTTGATGACCCTAAAAACAGAAGGCAGCTAAGGACGTGGTTTAAGTTGATGGGCAGAAGTCTTAAGCTGATGCTTAAAAGACCTACAGATTTAAGAAGCACTAATCCTGAATATGCTCAATGGAGAGATTTCTTTTTAGCTCAATCTTTTTTCACTATCTTAATGGATTTTCTTATATTAGGTCCATTTGGAGGTCCTATTTTTAGATTAGCAGCAAATAGATTTGGATTAAAAACTGTTGCAGGAATGAGGTCTGATTTATTAGGATTGATGTATGCGATTCCTTTAATTTGGTTAAGAACTTTAACAGATGATGATGAGGACGATACTTTTAGATGGAGCTTTAATCATATAATGAGACATTCAATGATGGGATTCTTACCATCAAAAGGAATTGATTTAACCTGGTCTATAATAGATGCAGTTATTAAGCAAGACCCAGATGTCTCTAGAAAAACATTATTTAAAACTATAGATACGGTTGTTCCTTTTAGGGGAGTAGCTAGCCCTGCAATTTACTTTATGAGTACTGGAAAAGTCCCTTATTAAGTCATTATTGATGCAACTAATATAAAATATAGTATAATAGCTCCTACTAATAAATACTCACCTAGAGCTATAGCAGAAGCTAATATACCAATTACTATTAAAAAATAACTAAGCCTCATATTTAACGTGCATCCTTCCTCTTTGCTTGATTAGTCTAACGATTTTAATTTTATCCATAGTTTTCAAGTCATCAAAATCATTCTCCTCTAATAGCCTTTCAATTTCAAGATTTGTTTTCACATGTTGCTTATCTATATTGTCAAGTATACTTCCCTTATTCATTTTTCTCCCTTATTATATTAACAAAATTATCTAACTCTATTGTTAAATATGTCTTTGACCTGTTTCTCTTAAACACCACAACAGGCACCCTATCATTACAATTACTTTCAGCTTGTTCTATCGCTTGCCATATTTGAAGCCTTTCAGTATTCTTACATTCAAAACTATAAGGTATCTTTTTTCTAGCAGCAGGTGATAATTTAATATCCTCACCATTTTCTCCCATAATAGCTACTTTAACATCGTCTTCTTCTAAAGAAGGAAATGCATTTAAAAGATTATCTCTTACAAAGTTTTGAAGCCTTCTTCCCTTGCTTTTCTTTGAAGAGGTTTTCATATACCTAATCTATCGCAGCACTTTTTTATCTTAGGGAGCATTGTAGTTAAAGATAGTAACTGAGCTAATGCTTTGTTCATTTTAACATAACATTCTTCTACTTTAGCTTCAGCATTCTCAACTCTTATAGTTAGTTCATGCAAATCTAATGTTTGTGATTTACTTTTTGCTGGTGATTCTTTGACCACAGGCTTTACATCTTTTTTCTTTTCTTTTTTTACAGGCATTTTCTATCTCCTTGTTTAATTTGTTAATCAGATATGGTATTCTTTCCATATTTTCTTTGTGTGTCCGCTTCTTCATGCTTATCCTCCTGATAAACGATTACATTTTCTCACAATCCTTCATATCCACAGTTATTACATCGAGCATTACAATCTCTAGGAACTGGCTCTAAGCATTGAAAGCATTTACCAAACTTCCTTAATTGATACTTTTTCAAGTTTACTTCACTCTTTGACTGGTTCTTCTTTTTGTTCATACTTTTCTTTAAACTCCTTATAACCATCAGTATCATCTTTGTACATTAGATACTTTTCAAATTCAGCAGACATTGCATCCATAAACATATGTAAGGTCAATACTCTTTGCTCTAATGCATATATCATAGCCATCATTTCTTTTTTAGTTGGGTCTTTCTTATTCTGTTTAGCCATTATTCCTCCCATTCTCTAGTGTCTTGAGAAACATACCATTTGTCTGATGGCAAGTTAGATTTTTTCCACCTTGCATATTCTTTATATCCTGATTTTTTATGTATCTCACTTTTTATTTTAACAATAACTTCATACCAGTCTTCAGAGGTCATAGTCATTTCGCATTCACCCATAAATCCTGACCTAATTGTTATTATTTCATTTTCTCTTAGATACAAGCTTTTTTTCTTCATGCTTCCTCCCATGCCTCATTTACGTCTTTAGTAGCCTTGTTATCGCCCTTAAATGTACCATCCTTATTGCGAGCTCTCTTACGTTTCTTTTTAGGTTTAGAGCCATATATAAGCTCTAATATATCATCTATTATTTCTTGCATCTGACTCTCCTATTTCAAAAGTTCTAAGCAATCTGTCATTTCTATAGTTTTCTATTTTATAAGGAAATCCATTTGTATCATAGTGATACCATTGTCCTTGCTTTAATCTATGAACCTTGATTCCTCTTTCTTTTAATGTACCGTCTTTATAATATATTTTTATAAACATAGTATCATTATTGGTTACTGAAAACTCTGTTATTGCTGCTATTGATAATCCTAGCGATAGTAATATGTATTTCATTTTTCTCCTTGTTATGAGTATGGGGGCTTTTACACCCCCATCACTCTTTTCGACGTTTCTTCTAACTCACGTAACTCATCATTCCATCAACAAGATACGTGTTATGATTGAACGTAGCCATTGTTGGTTTCTTTTCATGCCATAGTACATCAGTACCAGCATTTAAGAAGTCCCAACAGCTGCCTCCCTCATACTTTGCTAAATATCTATCTACTATTTTACCCCATAAGGTAACAGGTAGCTCTGATAGTTTATCTAGTCTTAATTCTCTCATCGTCGCTGTTCCAAAACCCATTTCATCCAGTCGTGTAAGATTCTTTGTCATATTTTCAATCTTATCTCCTGAATTTCTTATTATATCAGAAACATTTGTTATTTCATCATAATAATTTTCATTGCTTTTATCATGTTTAAACCGATACGTATGAAAGAAATGCTTACTTAGCATCCCATTCGTGCACAGTAATCTAACCATAAATAACCTAAAAGACAAGGCCGTACTTCCATCATAACTATTCCAAAAGGAAATACCTAGTCCTACATCATCTCCTGGTTTTACTGCTTGTGTTTCTGATTTACAGATATAGCTATCCATATATCTTTTACCATCCCAAAATCTTTTGAGAGGCTCCCAATCCAATCCTGTGTCAGATATTACGTCGTCTGCCATATCTTTTACTTCTTCATTAGGAACAAGTAGATAATTATCACTAACATTACCTACTTCTTTCCATTTTTCTTCCTGCATTGTTTGTACTGAAAATGCATTTGACTGTACTCCGCCATAAAATAGCGGAACCTTTCTCACTTCTGTGTATGGATTCTTTTGTACTTTCATTATAACCCCCTTACGTATGGTTTCTTTATTATGTCGCATCCTGGCACCTTCTTCCCATCTTTAAGGTCTTTCAGGATTCTCTCTTTGTCTAGTTTTTGAGTTACTACTTCAGTATAATAGTGTTTAGGTATTCTCTCTTCTTCTATTATTTGTAACGTAGCTCTCTCTATTATTTTAATTGGATTGAAATCGCTATAAGTAGGCATAGTATCAGATTCTTCTCTAGCATCTATAACAATCTGCTTTACTCTTTTCCTAGTATATTTCATTTTTTTTATAGCATTATCAATCTTGGCTTTATATTCCATAGCCATGTCTATCTTTTTACTTAAGCTATCATAGAAGAAATGTACTCCATCTTCTTTTCTAGCCATTTCCCAATATAGTTCACCTAGTTTTTCATCTATCTCTTTTTCAGTAAGCTCAAAGCTTTCTTTAGTTAAAGATATATCGCTAGCTATCTCTATAAAGGTTCTTTTCTTTTTCTTATCCGACATTTTGTTCTCCTTGTATTCGTTTTAATTGAACTCCATCAGGTCTAAGTAAAACACGTAGATTCTCTTTTTCTCTATTAGCCTCAGTTTTTAACATCATCTCTTGTATAGAGCCATTATCATCTTTCCTAGCATTTATAGAAAGTAATTTAGATGCATTATATGCTATTCTAAATGAACCTCTAGCAGAAGCTATATTCATACCTTCGCCAAATGCTTGCTTAGTTATTTCACTTATCGCTATTACAACTATATTATTCTTTATAGCTATTTCAGTTAAAGCACCAGCTACTTCTTCCATTTTCATGTTTAAGTCTCTATGTTTAGAAAGCATTAAACCCATATGGTCTACTATTACTATTTCTGGTTTTTCAGAAAGCATATCAATTCGTCTTTCCAATTCAACTGGATAGCATGGAGAATAATCTACAGTTAACCATTTATACAAATCACTTATGCTAGTCTGAGATTGCATGTAATGATTCTTTAACTGCTCTTCATCCCAACCTTTCTCTATCTGTATAAAGCGCTGCCATATTTGTCTTGGTCCCATCTCCATTTCAAGAAAATAAGTATTTCTTTTTAAAGAATTGACCCAATTTTGCACCAACATAGTTTTCATACATTTAGGTGGAGCTTGTAAAACAACTACCTCACCAGGATATAAAGGAAAATCTTCTCCATATAATGCTCCTAAATTAATAGGTTTTATATCAGAGTTTAACCAGTTTATCATAACTTGCTCCATATCTGTAGCAGTCATCATAGTTTGAGATTTCTTAGCTTTATATAGTTTGCAACTTGTTTTACAATATTTATCCATTATAACATCTTTGCAGCCATATCTATAGCCTTTCCCATTATGTCCTTTATAGCAATCAGTTACTATTTTATCCATTTCATCTTTCTTAAAAGGATTTTCTTGAGTATCTACTCTTTTTCTCCAGTCCTCCATTATAAGTCTAACTACTTTTTCAGGATATCTCCATCTTAACCACGCAGAAACTCTTAAAGCAGTAGCATGTCTACCACCATAAGATGCACCTTCTAACATTGTAGAGATACAAGGAGCATTAGCAGGGTCAGGATTCATACCTAAGTCTTCCTGATATTTAATTGTTTGCTTTTTAATCTCTCTTTCCATTATATCGAAGATAGGTTCACAATGATGCTTTATAGGAAACTTATCTCTTCTTGGCTTTTGAGCTAACTCTTGTATATCTTCACAGCTTAAGCTATTAAATTCATCTTCTGTAAGATATATTTTCCACAACTTAGACTTAGTATTTAATGTATTATTTAGCCTTATTATTCTAGTCTTATCTGTAACAGAAACATCTGCAAAACTAAATATATTATGTCTTAATAATTCATCTTTCAATTTTAAGTGTAGATTAGATGATGGTTTCCATTTAAACGCTTTATCAGGAATACCTACATGAAATCCTCTACCACTAAAATATATATTATAAGGTATATCTTTCTTTTTAAGTATAGACAATAGTCCTAATGTCTTTTGCTTAGCTATTAAAACATTATTACCATCTACATCAAGAAGAAATTCACTTGGCATATATATTGGACCATCATATCCAGATAATGTTTTATTCTGTTCAAAATATGTTTTAACATCTTCATCGTATGCAAATAAAGAAGAAAACGTATCTTTAGAGAGATATTCCCATTTACCAGATTGATTAGAGTCCATAAAGTGATGTCGGTTACTAAAACCGAACGCAAATTCTCTTATCATATTGTCTCCTAGGTTAATAAGAGAGCCTCACATATTCCTTTGCCTAACCCAGGCTTTGCGAAGGATTTTTACAAGGACTTACAGGACCAGTTATTGGCTCTCTTATATTATTGTGTGTTAATTAAAATACGTCGTCAACAGATGCTGCACTTACAGTCTGTTTACGATTATTGATATATCTTTCAGCTGATTGCTTGATTCTCTCTATAGCATCGTCTGTTATATTATCAATCGCATTTTGGAATGCAGAAGCAGGTACTACTTTCTGTGATACTTCAGTATACCCGTTTCCATTTTTGTAGAAAAACGCTTGAAGTTTTTTACCTACTAAAGCCATAGGGCTGTCATCTATTTGAATAGATTTTTTACCATTTTCTGACTGATTTTCTTCAAGTATTTCTGGATTAGAGTATCGAAATAGATTACCTATACTAAACTCTTCACCATCTTTATTTTTAGCTTCCCATACTCTGCATTTTAAGTTATCAGGATAGCTTTCAAACCATAAGTCATAGTAAAGAGAGCCATTATAGTCTCCTTTTTCCGCCTTACTTACAGTTACTGATTGCCATCCTTCTGGATAGCTACCACCACTTGATTCTTTTAGTGTTATCGCCATAACATTTATCTCCTATTTTAATGTGTTTAAACTCATTGTCTTTCCGCTTCCAGGCTCACCTATAATTAATATCTTAGCTGAATCCCATCCACTTTCTTTTACAGCATTGAATATAGCATTATAGTCTTGAGGAATCTCATTATCTAGCAAATTACTTCTATCTTTTGCATGACAATAATGTTCATCACGACCTGTGACCCATACATATTCTCTACCGTCTTTCTTTTTATTGACCTTCGTATATAATACAAAGTCAAACCATTTACCAACATCTATCTTAGTTGAGCCTTCAATATAAGGCATAACTCTCATTACTCCATTCTCTCTATCTTCTTCATATTTGCAATGACAGTTTACAATAAGACTAGCTGGTATTTTATTGGTAAACGAGAAGAAATTATCTAATCCATTCTTCAGCTTACCCCATTGTTGTAGCTTTAATGCATCAGCAGTACCTTTTAATTCTCTAGCATATTGCTTAGCCATTTCACTACCTGTGTCTATCACCAAACAATCGACACTAGTTCCTTCTTTAGCAACTACTTTCTTTATCTTTTGTTTGATTTTAACACCATCAACATCAACCTCAGTCTCTACATTTTGGACAGACCATATCTGCTTTATAAATTCTCTAAAACTAGAAAAATCATTAAAGCTTAATGGCTGATATCCAAACTTTTCTTTGATTGATGCCTTACTTCCAAGGGTCTTGTACCCATTCTCTAAATCTACATAGAGTGTTTTCATGTAAGATATCTCCTATTTTATGTGATTTTTAACGCTTATAAATATACGAATATTCTATGAATTTTCTATGTAATATCTTGCGTGTTTGCTACCACTTTTATTGTCTATCAATTCAGTCTTAATATCATAACCTCTATCACGTAAATCTTTTATGATAGCACCTAATCTTATGGTGTTAAATTTACTTGGAGGATAACAATCAAGCTGTGTTAATTTGCCTCCACTTTGTAAATGTTTTAATATTAAACTGCATTTACTACCTTCTTTAAAGAATCCTACTTTTCTTAAAGTACCATCTTTATTTACTTTAGCAGCTCTTCCTCTAAACTTAACATTTGGATGCTCTGCTTGTTTTCCATAGGAACCTCTTGGTCTCTTTCTATCTTTTCTTGTTTTCACTTTGATTCTCCTTATTGTTTATTATAATGTACCGTTCTCACCTTCTTCTGAATAACTAGCAGGTTTCTTCATAGCAGGTGCTTTCTTAGTTGGTTCATCTGTTTCATTTTGTGGCAATCTAGCTTTATTAGCCATTTCTTTAATATAATTCTCTAGCTTTTTCTCTACACTCATACCAACTTCTTCAATAATAACATCAGATTCTTGATAGTCATCTAATCCATGCATATATACTTCGAAACTATCACCATTATCGCTATAATCTAGAGAAGGTTTATCACAATATAATGTATAGTGGTTTAAGCTCTTTTCTAGCTCTTCCCATACTATATCAAGTATCTCTTCTACAGATATTTCTGCTGTTTGAGTTGTAGTTTCTGTTATTTCTAACGTTACATTACTTTTACTTATTTCCATCATCTTTCTCCTTTTGTTGTTGTTCTTTTCTTAAAATTTCCATGTCTTGTTCTGGTATAGTATCTTTACCTAATACTATATATATTTTATCAAGAGTTTCTTGACCACTGCTACTTAATCTATCATACTCCCATCCCAAGTCATCAGTGAATCTGTCTAATTTATCTAATTGGTCTTGACATTTGTGTAATAACGCATCTTTATCCATCTATCCTCCTTATTAGTTTCCAATCACCTATTTGTAATACATGTCTTATTATTTTATGTTGCACTTGAGCTGAATCAAGTAAACCATCTTCCCATAATTCTTCATCTTCTATTTCTTCAAACTCATGTTCTTCTTTATTAGAAATATCTTCTGTCCATACTATTTGTTTAAATATCATCATTCATCTCCTTTTTTCTTATTTTCCAGTATGTTTTAGCATCTATATCATTCTCTACAACATAATCCAATTCATCTAAGTCAGGAATATTTGCCATATCATAGCCTAGCTCCCAACCATAATTCTCAAGCCAATCATTTAAATAGTCTTTCATTCTTCCCATTACAGCCTCCTCATGTATGTTTGTAAAGCTTTTATACCATAAAATAGTATAGCTATATACATTAGAGACTGTATTATAAATAATATATCGTATATTATGCTCATCTTATCTCCCCTCATTTATTATGTAGTCAACATGATTATAGACCTCAACTCTTCCTTGAGTCTCAGCCATATCTTTTAAAAATCTTTTACCAGTAGCTCTAGTTAGTCCTACTTTATCACAATATTTCTCCAGTTTATCTTCTGGTACTTCCATAGTATACTTAACCATTATTCTTATCATCTTTCCTCCGTTTATTTAAATTTGATAGGCGAGAGCTGAGCACAGCTATTAGTTTTCCTCTCTTTATGTCTCTATAACCACGTCTGGTTGTCCACGGGACTTGCCCGTGAGGCTTTATTTTACGCTCGTAGACACCTAATAGGTAGTTATAATGAGGCCTTCTATGTACGGTGTACATCACCTGTATCCAGCTCTGATAATAACATTTATCACCTAATTTTATATAATTCTTGTGGACGATTTATTTATACTGATACGCCCACGCCTCAGTGGTTATTTATTGTCTAACCCAGGACATTTAGTAAGCGATGAATAAGGGCGAAGACTAGACCCTTTCGGAGAGCTTACTAATCAATAAATACTCATACCACCACATTCTTTTAAGAAGTTCACAAATCTTTGAACATTCTCTACATCAAATGGATAGCATTTACTGAAGTTTTCTGTTTCTCCTGTTTTATCACAGACATTACATTCTTTCTTCTTTTTATGTCCTCTATTATTACCATTACATCTACTACATATTTCATTAGGAAGAGCATCTAGCTGAGCTTGATAATGGTCTTTATATCGTTGACAAGAACCATCATCTATATCTGCTTGTAATAACTCAGCCATTTCAAGACATACTTCTTCATCATATTCATGACCGTCATTATATGTACCAGCCTGCCATTCTTCATCAGTTAATAGATGTTCGCATACTTCATAACAATATTGCCACAGTGGTCTCCACCACCATACATTATTACGAAAATATACACCACAGTTAGATTCTTGCTCATCATCGTGCTCTTTCCAATATAGCTTTTCTTCTTTTTCCCAATCTTTATGTTCTTCTCTTTCATTCCAAGGCACAGTACGCCATTTCTTTAACATTGGAAAATCATCTACAGTTGTATTATACTTTGGGTTTAACCCACTCACATCGAAACCCATTATTTTGTCCTCCATACTCTTATAGCTACAGGCTTTTCAGAAGAGCCCTCTATAGTTCTAATAGTATATTTCCGCTCAGTACTAGAATTTAATCCATAAACATAAGACCTTACACTTACAGGACTGAAATCTGGTGTATTTCCATTAATATAGAAACTATCAGTAACTTCCAGGTTCTCCATAAAGGCATATTTATCTGTACTACGAGTCCATTTTAACTCAGGAATTGGCACATTTTTCTCTATTGTTATTACATTAGTATTCTTCATCTATTCTTCTCCTTCTTGTTGTTCACACTCATAGCTATAATTATCAGCATATTCTTTATCTATCATATATTGTAGTTGTCCTACTATGCTGCGATAATTATCTTTTGCTAATCGTTGTAGTTTTTTATGATTATCAGGATGCATGTTTAATGATTTAAACTTAACTTTTATCATCTTCAGCCTCCTTTATTGCTTTATTCATCTTTTTCTCTAATTCTTCTGCAGTATGAATAGGGTCAGTACCACTAGCAATAGTTTTAGCCATACTCTCTATACCTAGCTCTTGAATAGGTGTTAATTCTTTCTTAGCATTTTCTTCAGCTTGAGCCTTTTTAATATCTTCATCAGTCATTTCAAAGATGAACTCAATGTTGAAATCTGCGCTCCCATTATCTTTTTTACCTAATCTAATAGCAACAACGTGTCTTCCTGTTTTCTCTTCTACATCAAATATCTCTTTAGCAAACTTACTCCTAAAGAAGAAACCTGATTTACAGGGACCATTATAACCATCTAACCAATATTCTCTCTCGTTCATTCTTTCATCTCCTTGCCTTATTAGGCTGTTTATTTAGTCTTAGTGGCGGATGCAGGAGTCGAACCTGCTGTCTCTTGGTTATGAGCCAAGCGTGTAAACCGTTTCACCCCTCCGCTATTAATTATTTAAAATGGTAAGTCTTTGTCATCTATATATTTAAATGGTCTTCCATACTCATCATAATTCCAGTCTTCAGGATAATCAGCACTATCATCACCATCACGAGCAGCACGTTCACCATACATTTGATGAGCTAAATCTTTAACTAAGCCTTTAACATCAGTAGCTTTTACATCATCACTTATTGATAAGCCATAGATACATTGCTCAAGCCTATCTATCCGCCTCTCGTTATCTTTTATATCTTTTCCTAACATATTTATATCCATGCTGTCTTCTTTTCTTAACATAGTCACATCGCATTTCTGCTTAGATTTAAGTAAGCGAAGGTCTTCAATTAACTTATCTATAGTTTCACCTAGATTTGAATCCATAAGCTTATTTAGTTTATGTTTATATAGCTCAACATCTTCATCTATCCTGTCCATATTGCTAGTGTGACACTCTGCAGTATGATGACACCATCCTTCTAGTTGAGCTACAGTCTCTCGTACTTTATTAACACTATCTCTAACTTGACCAATATTATACACAGTTAGGTCAGTCAATCCATCAATACCTAACCACTTACACAACCATTTTTTAATCGTTTTCATCTTTTAGTCTCCTTACTGTTTAATTATTTCTTTGCAATCATTTCTACTGAGTTCTTTAGTTTCTCCCAGAACCAATGTTGGTCTGTATCAATAATATAATCCATATCTTCTGGGGTAAAATATATTGTAATATCAACATTAGGCATAAGTTGACAAACAATATCATAAAGAGCTTTTAAGTTCCAATTTACATTATTAGGCACTCCATCTGAATCTACTGTTAATCGTTCTACTGCAGGTCTTTTACTATACTTTAACGGATTATACAATGTAACATCAGACAAACTACTTTTACTTAAATCAATTATCATCTTTTTATCTCCTTAATCTTCTAAATTATAATAGGCAAATATGTGTAATGACATAACTAAGTAGAAACCTGCCATAAATACAAACGATGGCATCGGGTTTATATCATTAACCATTTCATACACACCAACAAAGGCACAGAATGTACCAATAACAAAACATAAAGCAATACACGAAACACACAGTTTATTAATCATCTTTTATCTCCTTTTGATTGAAATGCAACGAGGTGCAACACGGAGTTATCTAATAGATATCATGTCATCTTTATAGCCATTTGTATGGCAACCTCGTTATGCCCAGCCTACTGAATGTTTAAGGGCTGTTTATACTATATAAAAGTCTTTATCGCTCGTTTAATCGTGGTTTATGAATGAACCCAAACATGTTGAAGGTGTCTTGTCGGACTTGCGAAAGCCCACTGACAATCAACAACAGTCATCACGAAGTGAAGACACAATAAAGGAAGTAAAGAGAGAGAATGCCCCATATGGAACCTACCCCTAGTGATGAAGGCGATTGGACTTACATCTCTCTCCTAAGGAAGTAAGCTCCAAGGATGTAGAGTCCCTAGAGCTCGTAAGTTGGAAGCCTAAGCGTTTGGCTGTTGAGGAGTAGCGTCTTGTGCGTTGGATGCTACTGGAAATTCTTGTTGAGCTTGAGCCCAAGTAAGAAGTCTTGGCTTGTCATCAACTACTAAGCATACTGCTGTATCGCCAAAGTCATCGGCATATATCTCTGCGGTAGCATCGTCGTCAGTGTTGAGCCAAAAGGTATGAATCACACCGTCTTTGATGTCGGATTTCTTTGAAGAAGTTTTGGTACGCAAGTCATAGCTAGAGTAAGATATGTTGGTATCTTGCCCACCGAATACATCAACTGGTTCTCTTGGAGTAGAATTTGAATAAGCCCAAGTAGAGCCATTTGAATGAGTAATCTTTTGAAGAGTCACTTGCACTGCGTTCAAGCCTTGAGATACAAGAGACTGTAGTATTTGTTCGGGTGTCATAACACCTCCTTTTGTTGTTAAAAGAAACGAAAAATAACGCAATTTCATATAGGAAAAAGCGTATCATAGATGCGTTAAGATAATTGCTAGCCATGCACTAAAATCCTACAATTTTTGAAACCTTAATTTATCATTTGGATATGTGATACGTGTCACAGTATATTACAAGCGGAGCAACCATTAGGTTATCACCCTTGAGGGTCTCGCAAACAAGTAAAGGGTCAGAAGTTGGGTTGCCACCTCAAATAGAGGTTTAAGGATTGTCCCCGATAGCTCCACAAATTTTTTTGATATAAGTTTTTGTATGGGTCGATTATCTACAGGTCCTAAGAACTCAAGATGAGATTGAGAATGTCGCCAATAGACTAATTAAGCTTGACGAACTGAAGACTACCACAGATAGAGGGTACTGGCAAAAACGAAATTCAAAAATAAAGTTTTCTTCTCAGGGGCTCTCTCTATCTAATTGGAGCTTGCACAATTAATTTCTTTAGGGAAATAAATTGCGTTACATTAAATTTAAACATGATTAACAATAAGAAAATTTATACTTTAGTTATATGTTTCAATGAAGATACTGAAGAGGTTGAATGGCTTCAGGAGACGATTGAGAAAGAGGAAGAGTTACCTGGTAATATATTTGAAACAAAGGATTTAACAGAGTTTGGTAAATATTTAAAGAATCTACCTGATATTACAGAGGTAGGAGAAGCATGAGAGAATATTACGTTAATAAAATAAAGCATCTTGTATATGATGATATATCTGAGGCTCCTAAGACAATCAAGGTGAAAGATGATTGGCGAGCAGGGCAGGTGGGCGATTGGGTACAAACAGATGACAATTGCATCATTCAAGTTTTAAGACGAGGCAAGATGTTAAGAAAAAAGGGTACCCAATACTATATAGGTACTTGCACGGGGACGTTTCCCGTTAGCAAGAACATAAAGATGGACGCTGATAGAAGGCCTAATATATACTCATTTAGTGGGTATGCAACGCCTGATGAGGTCGTTCAAAACAGAAGAGAGATGACCGCAAACGAAAGATTGTTTGTAAACTATTTAACAGAAGGTATGCAACCTGATGAAGCATATATGAGGGCATATCCTACTAATAACAGGTCTTACGCTAGAGGTAAGGCAGTTAGTTTAATAAGAACGGAGAGGGTATATACAGCTATGAAAGAAGAATTAAAGCCAGTAATGGATGAACTAGGTATAAGTGAAACCACTATACTTAGGGATATTAATACTATAGCAACTACAGCAGAGAGAGAAGATACACGACTTAAAGCATTGTTTAAGTTATCTGATATTATGGATTTAGAAGATAAAAATGCAGCTAAAGTACAGCAGGTTACAGGAGTCCAGTTTCAAGGATTTACTAATGATATGCTGGAAAGTGCCGAAAGAAAGAAGCTAGATAAGTAGTGTACGAATATAAGGCAAAGCTAAAAAGAGTTGTGGATGGTGATACCTGCGATGCTTACATAGATTTAGGATTTGATGTATCTGTAATGAAACGCATTCGATTTATGGGTGTTGATACATGGGAATCTAGGACGAGAGATTTGGAGGAGAAAAAGAAAGGTTTGGCCGCCAAAGAATTTACCAAGAAAATGCTAGAAAAGAATGACGGATGTTTTATTATAAAGTCTCATGGCGTTGGTAAGTATGGTAGAGTTTTAGGTGAAATCTTTATAGAGGGGGAGGAAAAGTCTCTCAATGAAATTTTAAAAGATAAGGGCCATGCATATGAATATCATGGTGGAAAAAAGAAGGAGTTTAAATAAATGGCTAATTTAACGATACAGACACTAGAATTAATAACAATTAATGGTGAGGCTAATCGTATTTCAAATAAACAAATTATAACAGGTGTTACTAATATTAGTAAAAGGACAGTTACTTGCCCTACTGGGCAAACGACTACTGTCGCTGTATTTGCCAGTACTGTACATGGAGCTGATGGCGCAATAGATACTGAAAATTCTAAATATATTAGAGTTAGAAATCTAACTTCTGGAAAGGATGTAGAGCTTGGAGTTATTGGCGCTGCGACTAATTACCAAGTAAAGTTAGCTGGCGGCCATCAACATGTACTTGGAAGTGCAGATGATTTAATGTTAGCTGAAGAAGATACCGACCCTAGTTTTGGAACGATGACTGATGTTTCTAAGATTCAAGTACGAAATGATAGTGGTTCTAATGTTAATGTTGAAATATTTATAGCAAGCGCATAATGACAAAAAAAGAACAAGAAAATTTAATTAAAGAATCTCAGGCAGCTAATAAAGCTGTCTTAAATGTTATTCGTCCTCATTTAACAACGAAGCATAACCCTGAATTTGTTAAGGCATCTAAAGGAACTGCTTTTGAAAATATGCACAATGGAACTTTAAAAGAGTTCTCTAGAGTTGTAGGCTCTTTAACCTCTCAAATGTATCGAAACTTTAGAGATGGTTGGAGGAATGTTTTTGGAGGTTCAAATGTGCAACCATTTAAAAATAAGCCCTCTCAATATTTAAAGGAGTATATGGCAGATGCTCATGAAGCAGGCGCTAGAGCATTTGAAAAAGGGTTTACAGATAATTGGTTGAAATATAGATATATAAAGGAACAGGAAAATAAAGGATAAGGCATGAGTTTAAGAGATAGAATGAAAAAAAATAAAGAAAAAGCAAAGAAACGTAGAACTGCCGAAGATAGCATAATGGACCGCATGAACACAGATAAGCGTTTTATGAAGCCAGACCAAGAAACGTTTGATGAGTTTTTTGCAGTAGCTGATAGCTTATGGAAACAACAACATATATTTAAGGAAGGGGAGCCCTGGAGTAGAAATGAAGAAATTATGATGTTTGATGTAGATACAGGTGATTATACTGATGAATATAAAGCTCAATTTGATAAGTTTGATTCGCTATCTATGGGCAATACTCCTAGAGGCTTTCATTATGAAGAATTAATAAGTGATGCCTCTAAAAAAAACATAGGAAAGATGGAACTTATGGATATTCAGATGAATCCGTTGTTTAAAGCAGT